AGTATCCCGACGCCGTGGTTCCTGATCCGATTGTAAGGTTCCCCCCGGTGACCGAAGCCCCGACTCCGCCTCCGGAACTTACTGCCGCGTTCCATCTGTTTGTCGTATCTAGAGTGCTGTCGAAGGGATCATAGAAGAGCTGCCTCGGTTCATCTGTGGTTCTCTGAAACCCCGCAGGGAAGTTTGATTGAGCGTTCCCGAGCGAGTCCAAGTTCTTGACCTGGACTCCGCTCTGATCTGAGGCGATGACAACGGGCTGAGAGTTGGCTGAAGTAGCCTGACCGTTCGGGTTATTCGGATTGTAACTCATCAACCACTCCTTATTTTATATTCCAGTTCGAACCGTTTGAGATCATCTCCAAAGACTGATTTATTACAGTAAGATTTACGGTGGTGCTTCCGTCTATTGTCTGCGCCGAGGTCGTCGCTATCGTGACGGTCCCTGATCCAACACGCTTGACGGTGTACTGATCAAGGTTCCCAACTGCCGTAGGCAATGTAAATGTCGTCGTGCCGGAGACAAGATAAACGTAGTCTACAAGGGCAGTGGATCCACCGGTCGTGTTTGAGCTGATGTTTGAGATCGATCTTGTGATTCCGCCGCCGCCTCCTCCACCCAGAGCCGCCCATGCTCCGTTGATGTATCCTGAGAAGGCGTTAAGGGTCAGATCGTAGACAAGGTCGCCGTTCGTAGGCGTTATCGCGTTCTTCTGAGTGGTGGTCATTCTCGGGGCAAGAAGGGCCCCAGTGGTGCTCTTGACTTCAAGCGAAGCCGAAGGGTCTATCGGTGACTTGTCACCAACCTTGAGGCTTGAAAAGGTCGCGGCATGGATGGTTACAGTACTCAGCAAGCTATATACTATGGCGATGATAAGTTTCATCAGAACCCCGCCGTGAATGAAGTGCTGGCCTGTATGATCAGGTTACCCACATAGCCGGTGGTGTTCATCGTGTCCGATGCGTAGTAGACCTGGCCGGTTCCCGTGTTGATCGAGAACGTGACCCCTGTGGTCGGGCCTGAGCTTCCGCTCAAGACGAAGTCGTCCACTGACCAGAGCGCGGTGTCGATGTCGTACTTGACGACCAAGGTTCCGCGTTGGAGGTAAGTCTGAGTCGCGGATCGTCTCTCGATGAAGTACGGGAGATCGATCGCCCAGAAGGTCGTCGGGAAGATGGCGTTCGTGATGGCCGTAGCCGAAGCCGAGTTTAGAAGCGTCTGGTTGAACTGCGGCAACAGGTTGTTCACTTGTGGTGCCAACTGAGATCCTATCCCCAAAGTTTGAGTGACGACGTTTTGGACGTTACCAAAGATTGTCGACACGGTGTATGAGACACTAAAAGCCCTGGTGCTGTCCACCAAGCTGATGCTGGTATTTATGATTCCAGTAACAACGTTTACGCCCTCAGACTGTGTATTCAAAATAACTGCGTTGATAGCCAGTTGCAAGGCAAGTTCGCTCTTGCTCCCGCCCAGGAAGTTGAACCAGTCTATACCGGCGCTGGTATCAAAGAAGCAGTCTCCTAGGAAGGACAAAAGTCTGCTTGAGATGGCCTGGGCCGCTGCCGCGTTCGCCTGTTTGTAGTTCCCGATCCCGTTCCCGAAGGTCCAGTCTCCAGTCGCCGGATTGACCGCTCTGACTATCATTCTAAAAGTCCTCCAAGTTGGGTCGCCAAGGTCGCAAGCTGAGTGGCTACCGCGGGATTAAGCGGGCTGCCCGGAACAGCGTTGGTGTTCGCTAGAGTCTCTAGCTGAGTGAGTATGTTTTGCAAGATGGTATTTAGCGTTGTCGTTTGGTTGTAGATCTTAACTTTCGTGGTGCTTACTCCCACACCGGTCGTAGAGTTCCTCAAGACGGCCCTTGTCGAGTCGTAGTTGGTCAATTTAGTGACCCCTCCGTTGAGGTAGTTTAGCCCGACAAGCGCTATGCCATCTGAGAAGGAATGAAGCCTTGACGAAGCCAAGGGCTGGACCTGACCGCTAGTGAACCAATTGTCGATGCTTCTGTCATTGAAGAGCACCAGGCACTGATCACCTTGGACGATCGGCATCGTGAGATTCGCGTTCCCTCCGCCCAGGACGATAATCGGGACGTCTACAAGCAGCGGGTAGTTCTGCTGGACTGGAGAGTATTGCTTGGTCGCCTCGTTGAGGTTGAATATTGTCTGGGTGTAGTTGATGGTCGCCTGGACCGTTTGCTTGGTCGAATTGAAGCTCTGGACCGTCGCCAGGTGATGGCAATTTAAGTCAATCATCAGGTTCTTCTTGAAAAGATTCAAGAGATCTGAGAGAGAGGGCTCATTTGGCTCAAGGTTCAGGTTCACTGTCATTGCTGTGTCACCGAAGTTAGGGCGTTTGTTCCGTACCACATCCCAACTGAGGTTATGGCGTCACCGCAGACGGCAGCCGATATCGTGCCTCTGTGCTTGACCGAGATCACCTTATAGTTGCCGTTGTACTGGGCGCCGGTAGAGCTGTTCAAAGTAACCGCCTGGCAAACCGTCAAGCGCGGCTCAAAGATCATGTCGATATTTATTACTGTCTGCTCCAAGACTGGAGTTCCAATCAGTCCGGCAGCTGAGTTGATCTCGATTAGATCACCTTCAAGGCACTCGCTGTTGCCAAGGATGTGAAGCTTTCCCTTGTCAATGAAGACCGCGCCACCGGTAAGGTCACGGAGAATGTCTATCGCATTTCCGTTCAGAGCTGCGCCCCTGCCGAGAATCCCCGGAAAGTTTCCAATGGCTCCAAGCTTTACGGTCGGCATAAGATTTACGATTGCAGTGAATTGATCGGCCTGGCTAGTTCCTTCTGGAATCTGTATTGCGATCTGATCGTTCATGAAGGCGAAGCCGCCGTCAAAGCACTCAATGGATGTTATGAAGTTAACGCCTTCTCGAACGGACCAGCACTGGGTGATGTTTCCCTCAAAGATAACCGGAAGGTTTTGACCGTATCCGGCCTGAAGAGTGACGGTCTTCAGGTTGTTGTAGTCCATGACGTCTTTACGGATCTGGTTACGGTTATGCTCCGAGAGATTGTAGACCCTGATTGAGCAGACGTTCGCTGAGGTAAGTGTGTTCCTGGTGATGTCGAACTCCACGGTGAATGGCAGACTGATCGTTAAGAACGTGTTGTCCCTGGTCTGAACAGTCAGGATATAGTTCCTAAAGAGCTTATCCACTCGTGTTCCCTGACAGGAGGTTCTCGTACTGAGTGACTTCATCCGCGCTCAATATGTAGAGAGAGAATGCTCCCTGGTTGAAGTCCTCAAGGAACATGGGTTCACGAGATACGCTGTTCGCCAGGCACGCCAATCCGAAAGGTATCTGATTCTTGAACTGCCTCAGGATGTTCGGTCCCACCGTTATGCGGAGGCTGTTGAGGGTGAATGTTCCGTAGACTAAGTTTGTGATGAACCAACCGTATTGAAGCGGCACGTAGTAGACAGTCATCGTAAGCTGAGTGCCGTCGGGCAGGATCAAGGTTTGCTTCTGCAGGTAGTTATCAGTGAGCTGCCCGATGAGGTACATTATAAACCGCCCAGTGCTGGTAGTTGAAGTGAGGGGAAGGCCCCGCTGCTTAAGCCGGTCGTGAGACTCGTGCTTGAGGCCGGAGTATTCGTCCCTAGATCCGTGACCGTTGACCCTTGGGCCTTCGCCTGACCCTGCACGTTTGAAGGATCAAATAACGAAAGCTGAGTCGATGCGATCCTGATCGTCTTGAACGTGAGCTCAAAGTCAGTGATGACGTTTGTCTCTGCGTCTTGAATTGCCCTTAGTGACTTGATTGCCATGTTTTCAAACACGCACCAAGGGGTTTGAACCGTGAATAGGACCCTGTTGAACCAATAGCCGTAGAGCTGCTGAAACATGATCTGCTGCTTGTTCTGGTTTGCGACCGCCGTGAGTCCATTGCTCCCCACATAGCTGTTGCCGCCTGAGTTCGTAACCGTAGCCCATGCCGAAACGGCGCTGTTGGCTGCGCTCGCGGCTGTCTGATAGAGCTGAAATGCCGTGTTGTAGGCAAGGAGAGCCGTGGCAGACAAAGCCGGTGTGTAGCCAGAAATGGAGACGAGCTTGTCGGCTACGGCCTTCACGGGAGCAAGGGCCGCGGGAGCTACGTCATTCAACTCACCGATGAATCCGTGAGTGGTTATCATTTCTGGCTTAAGGGATATCTGGTCTTGAAGGGCCGTGTTGTCTTCGATGTAGTGATCAGTGATGTCTGACTCCAGAGTCACGCTCTGCTCCCCCTCATAATGGAAAAGAAGTGCTGGAGGCTGCTGTGCAGTGACTCCGCTTGGAGTAACCGTATTCTGCGGCTGGTAGCCAACTGTCTTCTGAGGGCTCACGAGAATTAGGTTTGACAGTCCCAGGGCTGTCGTCGTCAGTGTCGCTAGTGCAGATGTGTTAGCCATCAGTTCGCCTTACCTTGTGGTAATTGCCTGTAAGCATTGTTGATTGCCGCCTTGTGTAAATCTTTCACGGCCTTTGTGTCTTTAGCGTCGCCGTGGTGAGTTATGTTTTGGTTGACTGTGGTGGATCCGCCGCCACCTGTGATCTTGTTCCCGATCCAGTCGCTTAGCATTGAGACGGGGTCCTGCTTGAGGTTGCCCTTCTTATCGGTCGCGGCTCCTGTGATTCCGCCGAGCTTGTCTACGCCGGCACTGATTCCTGAGAAGATCATTCCCCATCCCTCGAAGATCTTGCCGATGACGGAGAACAGCTTGAGTTTCTCTGAAAGCTTCTCAAAGGCCTCGATGACCTTAAAGACCGCGTCTGCCACCTTGGAGATGTCTTGAACCAAGCCCTGACCGTGCTTCGCGTTGAAGTGACCCATGGCCATCTCAATCTTATTCGAAAGGTTTGACCAGGCGACGTTGCTCTTGTCGAGCGATGATATCTCGCTCTGTGAATAGGTCGGAGCCTTGTTCAGAGTCGTGGGGTTGAAAGCGTTCCTGCGCATCGCTGCGATGGTCCCCTCTGACAATCCGAAGGACTTCAGGACATTATTGCCCACGTCTTGCGGAAGCGCCTTGGCGGCCTTCTGGAGCTGTTCCATGACATAGAATGTGTCGCGTGCCTTCTTAGGATCAAAGCCGACGGTCTTGGCTACTATGCCCAAGCCTTCGGGAGCGCCCTTACCAAGTAACATCTGGGTCATTGAGTTCTGGACACCCTTGAGTGAGCCGGTCAGTTCCTCTCCGGAAACTCCGGCTTGCCTCGCGGCATATTGCCATTGTTGAAGTGTCTTGCTTGATAGGCCGGTGAGGGCCGTGAAGTTCGTGAGGCCTGTACCGGCGGCTCCGGAGGCTGACATCATCCGTTCCATTCCGTACATCAATGCGAGAATGCCGGCCTTGGCTTCGAGAGACATGTGTCCCACTTCGCCTAAACCCTTCTTCACATTTCCTAGGCCGGCCACCGTCTTTTCAGTGCCCTTGATTCCCAGGTTTACAAACAGTTCACCTATATTCACTTGTTGATCTCCATATACGCCCGCTCATAGTCAGTCTTAAACTTCATGAAGTTGAGAGCCTGCAGCACGACTCTGGCGTCGAGTTTCCGAACCTCTTCGTACGATCCGAAGCCAGCGTCAATAAGGCGGAGGTGAATCAATAGCGCGTCGTCTGAGGCCTCTATGCCAGGTCGTTTAGCATCGTCGAAAGGAACTGACTGTACTCTGCATAGAGGCTCTTCACGAAAGGGTTGATGTTCTCCTTCGCCACGTTCATGCAAACGGTCATATAGTCAGATCTCGCGACTTCGGGCTCAAATGTCTTCGCATCGATTCTCAGATCGTTTATCAGGCACTGCTTGAAACACTCCCACAAGATGGTCTCTATCTTCTTAGACGAGAAACCAATACAGAAAATGTCCTTGTAGATGCTCGCAAGCTGGGTTGCGCTGCTGATCTGAATCCCCTTAACTTCCTCCAAAAACGCTTGATATAGGGAACGTGACACCTCAAAAGGTGCCAGCCCCACTTTCAGCGTCGATCCACTTGGAAGCTTGAATTCTCTCATCATGTGCTTAAGATCCTAGGAGCGTTCGAGAACTTGAGCGTGTACATGGCGACTGACTGTTCGGTCTCTCCTTCCACGTTGCTCTTTGCCTCAGGGATCTTCGTGAAGACTCCGCCGGACATTATGTAGGTGTCCGAAGTGATGTTGCCTGAGCCGTCACCGATCTTCTTGATGAACTGCCCTGTCATAAGGGCGAAGCCAGCGAAGTTTGACTGCTGGAGGGCCAAGAGTCCGTTCAAGAACTGGTCGTCGGCTGAGTTTCTGATCACGCGAAGCTTGACCTCGCACTGCTTGCCTGACTCGTTCAACCCGTAGATGCTGTTGCCGTTCTTCCCTGTCTTGACGTTTGAGATGTCGTTGGGGAAGGAGAGCTCAACGCAGTTCGAGTCAGCGAGACCAGTCAAGAGCTGGTTGTTGATCGTGATAGTGTCCTGTCCTGAGAGTGCTGTAACGCTCATTTATCTTTCTCCTTATTGGTTCACGTAAACGATGACCGAAGTGCTCTGGATTGCGCCAGCGTACTTGATTGCCATCTGGATTAGGGGAGCTGATCTCGCCACACGGTTGGCCTGTGACTGCAATGAGATCGGCTGCGAGTAGATGTAGTAACCGCGCTGAGCGACGTTCTTGACGAGGCTGTTCACGTTGCCGAATGTCGTGGCGCTGTTCCATGCACCGGGTGCCAAGAACTGGTTCGCTACTGCTTGTTCGCAGACTGCTCGATAAGCGCCCTTGAGTCCGTCCATCCCCTGTTCCGTCTGTGGAATCTTGGTGTTGGTGGTTGCCAGGTAGTTGAATCCTGCAACTTGGAGGGCTCCTGCGAACCACTGAAGGTTGTACTGGTTGTCGAAGAAGTCGTTGGCTCCGGAGCAGAAGACCTTACTGACGCCTTGGAGACTTGGATAGGTATCGGCCCCAGCTGCGATTGCGTTGGTAAGCAATGTCTGCGTGATGTTGGGATCTGGAGAAATTCCTGAGAGAGTCTTCAAGTGCATCGTCTGGGTCGTGTTGCTGCCGGTGAATACGGTTGATAGACCCAGTCCTGCGTAAGCCGCCATGAAGGTAAGTGAGTCGGCAAGTACGTCGTCATAGAAGAGACAGCGTGTCTGCGTGAAGTTTGCCTGTTGGATAGCCACGCATCGACCGCCTGCCGAGACATCGCTCGCGGTGTAGGTGACGTCGAACAAAAGCTTGTTGAGAGTCTGGATGACGGCCGCCGCCAACAACAGTACGGCCTGAGTGCAGACCTCCGCAGCCATGACCCCGAAGTATTGAACGAGGCTTGAGCTGCGAAGTATGGCTTGGTCCAAGGTCTCGCTTGAGCTTCCGATGATGGTGATTGCGACTGTGGGCGTGATTGCGACTGAGTTCGTATCCGCCAAAGAGTTAGTTCCCAAAGTAAATAAGGCATCGGCTCCCGATACCCCTACGAAGTTAACATAGAAGCTGGCGATGGCTCCGTTTGACTGGTACGTGACACCTGTGACGGTCGCAGAGCTCAATCCGGTACAAACCCTTATGTCTGTTTGGATCGTGGCTGCCGACGCGTTGTATGCGATCGCTGTCGATGAGCTTGAGTTGTAGCTCAGGATGAATGTTCCGCTTGCTGCAGGAAGGCCACCCGTGCTCAAAGGGACGGTCACCAACTGCTGTCCCACCTGAGCAGTGCTAAGGAAAGGAATGATGACCAGGTATCCGCCACCCAGAAGGATGTTCGGCTGCTGAGAGAAGACGGCGTTTGCCATAGCATATGTGTTTGATGATGTTGCGAAGTCAACGCCGACCTGGGCTGGCGAGGTGTAGATCTTGTAGCCTGCGGTTCCGAAGGTCGCGAGGTTGACCGTGTCCCTCGTCAAGATAGCAAGGTTGCTTGTGTTGTACGCGCCTATTCCTGGTTGAGGCGTCGCAATCGAGATGTTTATAATATTTGTAAGCGCGAGCTGTGCCATTTAAAAATCCTCCATCAAGGGTTATTGTTTACCTGAGGCGTCGAGAACGTCGAGAAGTAAGGCACCGCTACCGTCTTCACGTAGCAGTATTGGATCGCGACCGAGATGTTAAATCGGTAAGGGATCGCGGCACCGTCCTCATTCGACAGGTTCACAAACTGGGCCCCTGGTGGCAGTTTACCTATATAGAAACTGTTCGCCTCCTGCTGGGAGCGCGAATAGTCACTGTTCAAAGCTAAAATTACTTCTTCCTTCCGATCCCTAGCTTCGCTGTCACGGCTTATCACGTCAAGCTGAAGCTGTGCGTACATGTTAACACTCTGCTGGGAGTTCATGGCAGATCCAGATCCGTCGGGAACATTCAGGCTGGCAAACGGCTTGGCCGACAGTACCGCCACAGCCACGAAGATCCCTGAATCAGTTGGCTGCATGATCTTCTGGTTCCATAGGTAGACTCGACCGTTGGCCAGACCCATCGAAGTCTGAATGACGTCGCAGAAAAGCCCCAGTGGATTTGCGACCAGGATCTGCGCCGTGGCTGTCACGCCGGCTGAGTCCTTGACCTGGATCGTGTCGTACATCTGAAGGGCGTTCAGATATTGGCCCCCGTTTACGACAGAAGGAGCTGTGTACAGACCCGTTGATGAGTTGATCGTCCCGCCGGCCCCGATTGGATTTGTCCTTATTGAATAAGTATAGGGTGCTGTTCCGCCGCTTGCCGAGAAGCCTGCTTGCAGGTTCACTCCTAAAGCTGTCTTGCTCTGGGTGATCGTTATGCTCATGTCGTCGACGCCCCGGTGAAGTCTTGTATCAGATGATAGTCAACGAACCCATATAGAGCGTAGTCCTGGCGGGACATCACCCTCGTTGGCTTACCCATCCATTGGACCACGTCATCGACCTGTAAGGTCAGAGACGGATCGGCGTGAAGCTCAAACCATGTCCATGCTCTTTGGCCTTCCGGGAGAAGCATTAATCTTCGCTCGGTATAGGGCTGAATTATTCCGCGGAAGTTAAGGGGACTTGAGTGCTCAACGACGTTGAACCCGGAGACGGTCTTCGTTAGCACCTGGAAGACCATCGGCTGGAAGTAGTCCTGCATAGCTCCGCTGACGTCAGGGATCGATCCTGACTTGAAGAAGAGTGCTGAGTCCTTTGCGGTCTTTAATACGCTCAAAGTGAAATCCTCTTCTGTATCTTCACGGACCAGTAATTAGCGTCGCCTTCGACGTTTATGTTGACGGCCTTGAAGTTTCCGAGATGACCGAAAAGCAGGTGGCAGTTGACGCCGTTCTTGTTTGACTCGCACAGTGTGATAAGATTTGACGGATCAAGCTCCTTGAGACAATCCAAATTGAACGGAACCTTGTGATGAACCTCAAGCTTTTTATCTCCGCCGCACACCGCACATTTCGGGAACTTTTCAAGGTGCTTGGCTCTGACTGCTCTCCACTTTCCAGACCTGTGTTGACCAGGCTCAGCCTTACCCTGTATGACGTCCTTAACATGCTTAAGTAGGCTCATTTGACCTCATAGGTGATCGATTCCCTAAGCTCACCTGTGTCCTGTAGGAGTCTTCCGCCCTCGTTCTTGTATCCAGGCGTTTTCCAAGCGGGCCATTTGCCAAAGCCTCCGGTGTCGAAGGCCTCAGTGACTATCATCTGTGCGAGCTTGCCCATGATGTTGAGCCACTGTCTGATTGACTTGTCTTTGATGACCTTGGCGAGCGTGTCCTTGTCAAAGGCGCCCGATGATTCCATTCGCTTCTGAAGGTTCTCTGAGATTGGCACCCTTAAGAATGAGCGCATTGGCATCTTTGAGCCGCCGAACTCGTGTATCGCGCCGATGGTTGCGTTCGTCTGTGATCCCTTGCCGTCCCCGCGCATGGCCTTCTCGCCGAGAACACCAACTCTTACGTTTGGCAAAGCACCCTTCATCGCAGCTATAAGCTGGTCAAGCTTCTTGGTGTCGAGTTTGAAGTCCAGCTCATCACTCAAGGCTGACTTCCTCCGTTGACGATTAGGATCTGACCGCAAAGTTGTGGCCACAGGAGCTGGAGGTATTGAGCGCCGTAATTTGTCTTTGCGTATTGCATAAGCTCCGGATTGTCGATGAGCCTCTGCGGTATCGTGAATGACTCCGACACATTTCCGACTGACTTTGAATTCTGTGCCCAGTTGAACTGTCCGTTTAACCCCTGAGTTGCTGCCCTCAGATTAAGGACAAGGAAGTGGGCTGCTAGCAGGTTGAACCCGATGTTGTACTGTGACTGCGAGCTCCACATGCCTTGATTGATGGCGATGTCAGCCATGTTGAAAGCGGTGATGATGTCAGCCGGCGTCACTCCGAGACTGGGGTCGTTGCTGTAGGGAAAGTCCCTAGAGAACTGGGTCTGGAATTGCGCGACTGTCGAATCAGTGTACGCCACTAAAGTCTATCCTTCCCTCTAAGTAAAACGCCCTAAGGTTTTTTAGTCCTCAGGGCGTCTCTAAGTTTAACGCTTAAGGACTAAAAACCTGCGTAATACAGCTCAGCTGGTCTGTAGGCCAACACGCCGGTGAACTGACCGTAGCCGGCATTTTGGAACATGAAGTTGTCCAAGCTGTTGGCCAAGGTGTTTGTGTAGTCCAGTGGAATGTCCATTCTGATCGACTCTTCGTCGTAGTTTAAGAATGCGTACATGCAGGTCGTAACTTGTGAAGGCAATGCGCCCCCAGCGTTTGCAACGTCAGCGTATGCGAGAGGAAGGATCTTAAAGTTCTTGTTCCTGGTGATGATCTGGAAGCCTTCTTCTAAGAGGGCGAGAACAGATTTCAATGGGAACTGAGGGCTTGACTGAACTGCCAAGCCGTTGAAGTCCGACTCTGGAATAACGAAGTGAGTGGGATAAGCGGTGTAGTTACAGTTCTTGCGGTAAGCCTGAACAGCAGCTTGCTGGAATGTAGCGAGCTGTGTGTAGGTCATGAGGCTGAGCTTGGTCGTGATCAAGCTAGTGTCGAACTGACCAGTAGCTTGGTTCAACAATCCTAAGGCAGCTCCGTTGTTACCGTTCTGACCGCGAGCACCCAAGAATGCTACGCGCTGGATACCGAGATCCCAGTTGCGTTTGCGAGCCTTCTCTTTGGCAGCGACGAGGTCCCAGTTTCCGGACTTGGCAGCGAGCTCTAGATCAAAGATCGACCAACCGCAGCTCTTTGCCCAGTTGTTGACTTTGATGTTTAGAGCGTCAACGCCAGCGTCACCGATACTCATACGAGTATTAGATCCACCGGTGTTGATGATGCCTGACTCAAACACATCGGCGATATCGAATGAACGATATGTCGTTAAGTTTGAAGACCAGGTTCCTTCTCCGACCTTGATTGGTAAATAGTCAGCAGGAGCAATTTCATAGAGCTTTTGCTCAGAGACTTTCTTAACGATCGTGGTCAAAGTGGTGATGTTGACTTCGTATCCGAGGGCGTTACCGAATCGCTCGTTGATAAGCTTTTGGGTGTAGTCCGCGTGATACTGCTCATTCTTAGTGAGCTTGATCGGTTTCCCGGTCACATCACTGATGATTGTAGGTTGTTTAAGTTTCTTTAAGCCCATTTTAGTTTCCCCTTTTCCTTTCTAATTAAGCTGTTGCGTACGTTGCGTTTTGAATCAGCATGACCCGGATTGGTCCGGCAGCTGCAGCGCCGTCCACTGCGATACCGACGATGGTTGCAGTGTTACCGGTAGCTTGCACGCCACCGACGTATGTTGAGTCAGCGCACACTTGGTTCCACTGGGTCACTGCGCCTGTGGCGTACGCCCAGATGACGGTTCCAAAGAGACAGACTTCAAGGTTCTGTCCGGCTGAATAGGAAAGGTCCTTCACGTTGAACTTAACGAATCCCATTACGGGGTCGCCCTTAGCTGAAATCGGCTGAACCTGAGGAATGCCGCCGTTCGTGTTGGCGACGATCTTCACTGCCATTCCAGGGTAGATCGCGGAGGTAACTGAGGCAGCTACCTGACAGGCTACGACGTTAGTCGAACCAACATTAAGATCCACCACGCCAACGATTTGGCTTTGCGCGAACTGGTTCTGTGCGTTGCCTGGCTCAGTTGCGACCGATAACTGAGAGGAGTTAACGACCAAATTGCCGTTACCTGTGTCTGTTGTGGCTACGACGTAGTAGTAGGTCGTTCCGCCAGTCAGACCGGAGTCGGACAAGGTAAGAGCTGTTTGACCAGACAAGATGTTGCTGGCTCCAGGCGTGAAGCCTGAGGTTGTTGAACGGTACCACTGATAGGTGTATGGACCTGTTCCGCCGGTAGCCGCTGCGCTTGATAAGCTCGCAGTAGAAGATCCGACTAAAACTTTGCTTAACGCCCCTGCTGTTTGTGCCATGTTTTATTCCCTTTCTTAATTTTTAGTTGGATCCGTAGCGAGCTTTGCCGCGGGCCACTTGATCTTTAGGTAGGCTGATGAAAGCCGCTTCTTCTTCACGAGCATTCAGATGTGCGTTTTTTAGGCGCTCAGCTTTGATTCTTGCGGCCTTCTTAGCGTTACGAACTTTCTTTTCTTTGTCGAACTTGTCTTCTTGAGGGTTGGGCAAGTGCTGGTCGCCACCGCGGCCGTCAACTGACTTCTCTCCGAAAGTTTCAATCTGATCTGAGCTGTCGTTGTCAACGCTCTCGTCGTCGTCGTTCTGAACGTCGTCATCAGACAAGATCTCGTCGTCGAGCTCTTCACCTTCAGACTTCTCGTCCATCTCGGCGTTCTTAGCCTTCATGCCTTCCATCTCTTTTACGAGGTTCATGTGCTTCTTGACCAGGTCGTTCACGGAGTGCTCTTCTTCTCCGACCTTGACCATGTGGTCGCCGTTGGCGTAACCGTTCATGTTCAGGATGGTGTCGTATGCTTCGACGACCTTCGTCAAAGACATCTCTTGCTTACTCTTGGGGAGCTCGACCATCATTCCGTCGAGATCTAAAGAGTTTTCAACCTTGGTGCGCTTGAAAATGTTTAACTTCATCTTGGTCTCCTTTTTGTCGTTTGAATTTGTAAGCCTCTTCAGCTCAACAGTTTGTTTCTCATTGTAAGCCTTGAATTCTTCCGGAGTCATAATGACCGACTCTTCGTACCTTGGGTTCATGACGATGGCCAGGTGCTCGAAGCTGCCATCGAGGACAGTCTTGTCATACTCGACGCCGTTCCACATTCCGCCGTCACCGTACTGGCTCGGAACGTATGCGTTTGAAAGCCTGTAGCCTCTCTTGATGGCCTCAAGCCCACGCTTCGTGTGGACCATGAATTCGCACCATGTCTTGCCGTCGGCCTCGTTGTAGAAGCTCCTGATGACCCATCCGTCAGAGGCGTCCTTATTGATCTCTACGTTGTGGTCGTCGATGCCTTCGACGTGGTCCACGAAAAGCGGTGCTCCACAGAAGGTAGGGCTCATCTTGCGAATTGTGTTCTCATTTACCAGGACAGTTAAAGGCTCTTTGCCCGGCTCTTCATATCTGGCTACGCCAGGATAAAAGTGCATGCCGTAGAATCGTTCGGCCTTACCGTTAGCGTTCTTGATCACGGGAAGAGGCTCAGTGTGAAGAACCCCGTCGTGGCTGAGGCGCTTACCGCCTTTAGTGAAATTCTTGTTCCTGAGCTGATGTTCATCGTCAGAGGCACCATTACACAACCGTTAATGAAACCGGTGAACTGATCGACCTCGTTACCGACGGAGCCGAATGCGATCTTCACTATCTGGCCTGAGCTGTCGCAGACGAGAGCGGTTCCGGAAGTGATAGGCGCGTTGCCCAAGGTGACGTAGGCTGATGTGGTTACGTTCGTTGTTCCGTATGCGTTTGTCAGGACGTTGCTGACTGCGAATGCTGATGTGGAGAGCAGAGAGAAGAGGGCTATCAGGATCAGTTTCATTTCTTTTCCTTTTTAAAAGTCACAACAGGGATCGCGTAGCACCGGCAGTTGAAGTCCTGACCTGGGTTGTTCCGCGCTCCGGTCTCAGTGTTGGTGATAGGTGGATTGTCCCACCTAAACTTTCTACCTTCAAGTACGGCGTGGTCGTGTCTTACCATCCCCTTGACGTACTTACCGCCTAGCGACTGGACCGGGCGCTTCACGGTCCTCCAGATATACCAGTTCGATCCGGCCTCCTGGAATCTGACCTGCTTAAACCCCGTGAGTAAAAGCCTGGTCTCTTGTCTTGCTAAAAACTTTGCCTTGTTGATGGAGACGTCGTGGGATTTCATTATGATCTTGACCGCAGCGTCTCTTCTGTTCCCCGCAAAAACTGATGCTTGCACATCCTTACGGAGTTTTACAATTTCTTTTTGAGTCCAGTCTTTAATTTCAAGCTTCATGTTGTCGTTCCATTGCTCCGCCAGCCTCTTCCTTTGATCGTCTGAAAGCTGCGCCTGGACCGTGATCTTGGAGACGGCCTTGCGAATATCCCTGTCTACTTTCCATAGGGTAGTGTCGAAGTGCTTGGTCAGAGACATGCGGTCGGCAATTTCTTCCGGCACAATCTGCGCAAGCTTGCGGTCGATGGCATCGAGCCTCTGTTGGAAGGTTGACTGGCTGGCTGATATGGCGCTTCTGACCTCGAAGCTAAGTGAAGATTGTGGGAGTTTGAACGTCCCTGTTGTACGTTCCCACTTGGCGCCCAGTGCTCGCAGCTCTTTTGAGATGCCCGCAGTGAATCTTCCACTAAATGATCCCCTATAATACTGAACTCGTCCAGTCCTGATTGCCTCAAGCAAACCACTGGACGCATTTATAATGAGACGCTTATCAACTCCGAGGAGCTTTATAATTGGTAAATAGATCTCTTCGCGGAATAGCTTCCTGATCGCTGACTCGATCTTGTCGTAGTCCTCGTCGTTGTCCGGCAGGGCTTTGAGTTCTTCGGTTACTATCTGCTCTGATTGCATAGCTCGTTGTCAGCATCGACTTGCTGTAGCAGCATTGTCAAAGGCTGAGACTCCCCCTTACCTATTCCAGGACAAGCTTCTCCGAGCTTGGCCCATTTGTCTTGGTTCATGTTCTCAGGCCAGAATGGAAATGTCCTGCACTGGGTTGGCCTGGCATCATATACCTGGCACTTGCCGTCCTTGAAGAACCGACAGTTGTCCCCAATGTTCCTCAAGACCCATTGCCTTGAGACCTTGTCCGTGAATCTCGTGCTCTTGAACTCGCAATAGTCAGCGAACGACCTTACCGACTCCTTGAGGAACTTGACGAGCCTTAGCTGGTCCTTCCATGTCAGGAAGACGGTTGAATAGCCCTTGCGCCAGTCAGCCTTGCAGCACTTTCCACCACAGGACTCCTGGCACTTGAACTTCAAATGATGTGCCTGAAGTAGTGGAGATACACGAGAAGCGCAATTATTGAAATTATGACCCATCTGTCTATCATCATTGTCTGCACATATAAGCTATGAATATCAGAAAGCTTACTCCCATGATCACACAGTACGCGTTTTCACTCATCGTCTTAACCAGAGTAGCGAGACCAGCAGACCCAGACAAGTGCCCATAACATAAACCAAAGTATAATCTGCAAGTGTTGGCCAGTACCTTGGAAGGGGAGGACATGGGTCATCTCTGAAATCCTTAAGCAAGTTGATCCGTATCATTGGATCGGTGTGTTTCCGTAAACCGTGAGCAGGTTAACACCGCGGAAGTAAGTCGTCGATCCCGCAATCACGCATTGAGTGAGTATTTCCTTGTTCGTTCCTTCACCGCAATTCGCGGTGTCAGTCGCAGCGAGCGTCAGAGTGAATGTTCCTGGAGCCGTGCTCTGATTCCCGAGGGTGTGTTGACCGTTTGGGAAGGTGACTGGTCCGGCGACGTTGGAACCCTGGATCTGGGTAGAAAGAGTAGCGCCAGTAAGGTTAACAGGGTTATTAAGATCATCGGTTGCAAGTAAACTAAGAACCACATTGTCTCCTTGTGTGAACTCAATGGGTTGTAACGGGTTCTGACTTACTAATAACATCTTGCTTCATCCTTTCTATAGCTGCCTCTTCTTCGGCTCGCTTGGCCTGAATCTCTTTGAGGACCATGTCGGGTATCAGATGCTCGACCTTTTCGTTCTTCCCGTCGATCAGGAATACGAGGTCAGGCCTTGACATCTGAAGCTCATAGTCTTTTGCCTGCTCGTTTGTTACCCACGGGTGCAGCTTGTCCTTGCAGCACGCTTTGAACTTCTTGTCGCTGCGACATGGACATTTCATGTTGGGCTGCAATCTTAGCAGCGGGTTGTGCGTGTACCCCGGCGGCGGCCGGTATGCCAGCTTCACCAGCTTCGGCATTCTGCCTGGTTGGCTGGTAGATATGTCCGACGGAGTTGTTCGTTGTAAACTCAACTCCTCTGAGCCGGTCAAGTGTCCGTTGTCGTTCGTCAGCTTCTTGGGCTGCTCGTCTTTCTTCTGCATTGAAGTCCTCCTGATATTTCTCTAGCTTGCTGTCGAGTGTCCTTATCGCGATGCCGAGAGCTCCCGCGGTCTGCGTCTTGTTTTCCCGGTAGAACTTGAAGGCCGATAGAATGCACTGCTTCTCCATCTCCTCAAGAGTTATTCCGGGAACCCAGTTGACGTTTATGTTATTGCCCTGCATTTGCTCTCCTATCCTTGCGGTTCAGCTTCTTGACTGATCCAAGCTGTCGGTCGTTTATCATCTGCTGGAGTGCCGCGTAGACCTCGGCTCCCCAGTATTCTGCGGCGGAGTATTCCATGAGCTTGAGCTTGCCTATGCGCTCTATGTCTCCGGCCAGCGAGAACTTGAACTGCTCACCGCCGTCGTCCTCGATCACAAGCATGACCTTGCGAGGCTTCTTAATTGATGTACTCACAGGAACTTGCCTCCGTTCTTCTTGTACCACCAAACCTTGAACTGCCATCTGAGACCGTTGCCGAAAGTCTTTAGCGCGGCTTGCTCAGCAGCCCGCCACAAAGCTTCATCAGACACTGCCGGCTGATCGAAGATCTCTTTTCGTCTCGGGTCTATCCAAGCGTCACCGCCGTCTGCGTGGTAGCTTGCCCGATCAAAATCTACCGAGTTTGTAAGACGCGCGAACTTCTCAACGATAGTAAATGGTTTTAGTTTGTTCACCACTGATATGGCCTTGTCGAATCTGTTGGGCCCGCGCTCATTGTCGTCGTCGATGTCCTTGTTCACTTCATCGCCGTCGTTGCCCTTGTCATCTGTCTTCGCGACCTCATCAAGCTCGGGGTCATCTGCGTCTAATCCTGAGTCAGTGGTGTCGAGCTGAATGTCAAATAGGTTTCCCTTGTTGCAGGCATCACGGAATTCTAGAGTAGTAAGCTCGTTTGCGGCCTTGGCTTGTAGGAGCCGTGCGAACTTCTGGGTCTTAACCGTCTCCTGGTCCATGGCGCTGAGTTCACGTAGGGGCTTGAACTCAATTTCAAGGTCGTCAGGGATAAAACCGAACATGTGCTGGCAGCGTATGTTGAGCATGGTCACGATGTGGAACTTGAGCTTGCTTCGAACCTCAGCCTCGACCATCGAGTTGTAGTTCTCCTGGTCGTTCTGGTCGGTGTTGTTCATCCCACCGTTCTCAGAGGTGCCGAATAGCTTTGAGATAGGCATTCTCATGTCGGCCGCAACTTGGCGACGGATGCCTTCCATTGCCTCAGCTAAGCCTGAGAACGAGAGTTGCTTGTGGTCGTAGTCATCCTCTGAGTCCATGACCAGGGCGTTCTGATAGTTCTTCTGCCATTGTGCCATTTGAATTCGCTGCTGTACGAGTGACTGGCCGTTGGAGCTCATCAATGTGCTTGTTAGGTTCTTGATCTTGAACACGTCAAGCTTGAACTCATCAAGGACTTCAAATCCCAGTGTTGTCGCCTTCAAGTATTGGTTGATTGATCGCACGAGTGTTTCAACGACCGAGAATCCCCACCCACGAAGTCGTGGACGGACGAAGCTCGGGGCAGTCATGCCCTTTAATCTTAATACGCGGCTGCGATGCAGGTTCTCAGAATAATAGTTATAGAAATCGAACTCTGGCTCTTGGAGCTTCTCATCGTAGCCTTCGGTGTTCTGCTTGTTCCAGAAGAGCTCCCACATGTCTACCGCTCGGAACTCTAACTTTGTCTTGGGACCAATTGCTTCAATATCAAGAGGAGTCTCTGGGTCTTGGTCGTCCAGCAGAATTATGATCCCACTGCCTCCAAACAAGCGCTCCCACTCGGCTGCGGTTCCGGCAGTACCCAGGTCGTCTTCGCGCTCGCACTCAAGGTGGAGCTTTTTGATTTGTTCTTCGTCAAGCTGCTTGGTCTTGATCATGATGCCGCCGCGCAATCCGTCTTTAACTGGGACGGAGACTACGGTTTGGATAAGGCCGATCTCGACGTAGGCTTGCGATAAGAGCTGTCGGTAGTTTGAAACGAGGTACCATCTCATCGACGAGAACATGGTCGCTGAGTCTGATACAACCTCGTTCTGTCCGCCGTAACCTGGTATGCCGCCGAAGAGGCTGTCGTAACCGAGCGCCCCACCTAGACTGTTCACAATGGGCTGTTCGGGCGGCTTGCTATTGACAACCGCTTTGTCTTTGTTATTCTTAACCTTCTTACGAGCCATCTTCTCTCCCTCTATAGGACGTCAAGCAAACTTATCCTGTTCTGTGAATAAACCATCTTAACAGCGTCGACTAGGCAATCAACAAAATCGTCGTGCTTCCCTTTGGGGAATGCAAGGACTTCCGCCATCAGCTCGTCCTTGATCTGTAGGTCCTGGTTTATGAAGACCTTATTGGCGCTCAGGTGCGGGACGGCGTTGTTTGCCCGCTCGGTCTTGTTCAGTCTTCGGTCCTTGAAGAACTCGTCTGTCTGGGTTTCACCCGGCATCGTGAGTCCAAGCCTTCTGAATCGCTGGTTGAGATAAATCCCGTGTCCCTTAGGCTCAATATAAGCTCCACGAAATCCCCAACCAGAAGCGTGCTTACGCATGAACGAGACCGTCGGAATTTCCGCGTCCGAAGCCTTGACCTGAGCGCGGTAAACGTCGATGAGATAAAGCTTCCCATACTTGAATCCCCATGCCGCGAATACCGTGAAGTCAGACTCCTGCTTATCGGTATAGGCCGTGTCAGCGGTTATGAACGTGTAGTCGTACCTTTCAAAGTTGACGACAGCGAACTCAAACATCTCCCGGGAGAACAGGCCTCCCCCATCAAGGATAGGTGACTGCTGATAAAGAGAAGCCCAGCCCCTTGGTCCAGATGTGGCTTTGATGTGTTTCAGTTGATCGAGGTTGTACTTCGCTGGCCACAGCGCTTCACCGATCTGCCTTGGGTCATTCTTATTGTTCATGCTGACCCTGATGGCTGGATACTCAACGATGTCCCACTGGATGGCGTCGGGGTCTTCTGACATCTGCTTGATCAGTCGTCCCGAGAGGTCGTCGTCATGCCAGCGCGTCTGTGTGATGAGAACCTGGCCCTGTCGGCCATTTGCCATGTCAGTTTCCAACCGGCTGAAGAGATCGTTATTATAAAAGTTCCAGAGTCTCTCTCGGAAAGCAACGCTGTCGGCAATCTCTCGTCCTTTGATAGGATCGTCAATAATAATGAAATTAGCTCCCTTGCCGGTAAACGAACCTCCCACGCCTTGTCCTCGGTACTTCCCTTTGCTTGATCCGACAATGTGATGCTCCGATGAGTTGCGGACGCCCTTCGTGTAGTTCACACCCGACGGGTAGATCCTGGTGTTCGGGAACACTGCCCGGTATTCCGGTGAGTCCATTATCTTCTGGACATCGGACGTCATGTCACCGGCTAAAGAGTCCAGATAACTGACAGCCATGATCTCAGCGTCAGGGTACAGGCCGTGGAGGAATGCGGGGAAGCGCCTTGAGACAAGCTCTGACTTACCGTGCCTGGGTGGCATGAAGACCATCATGAACTTGATCTCACCCCGGGCGAATGCGTTCAGCTTGTTAGCGATAGCCCTGTGGTGCCAGTTGATCGAGTAGTCTTCCTTGGTGAACATCGTGAAGGCTAGCAGGTCCTTCTGGGCCCGCTCTATCCACTCGGTCTCTAAGTAATAGAGGTCAAGCGCCTCACTCATTGCGGAATGTTTTCATTGGCAGTGCAGGGCTTACATACTGGGTTACCCATGATCCATATCGGGGTCAGAACAGGGTAGCCACACTTGCAGCACTTATAGATCACTGAGTTGCTTTGGGTCATTCGCTGTCCAGCTCTTTCAGCTTGCTGGTCAACTGAGCTATGCGGTCCTTGCGAAGCTTACGGTCCTCTTCAGTCTCCACAGCTATCTCCACAGGTCCTCCGTCAAAGCCCGCTACTTCCATGCGCTGCTTGGGTCTACCGTGGATCATTTCGATCAAAACCTTCAGTGGGCTTAGGTCACCCTTCTTGATACCGGCTAATAGAGAGGAGGCAATAATTGTCCTTATGACGCTAGGATCGTTGTCCACTTCCTTCTTGAGTTGATCGGTGTTGATCAGCAGGGTGTGGCTTATGACTTCTTCTAGCTGGTGCCCTGTGAGCTTACGGAGGGCCTTCTTGATGGGGTCATGGGCGGCCGCACCGCGCGGATTAGCATTGTTTCCCGGCTCGAATCTTCTCCCTGGACCCCTAGGCATATGGCGTTTATTCCCCGTTATTTCGATAGGTCTGATTCTGAATGTAAGTGTTACCTGGTCTAGTTGTCCAGCACTTTTTGCCGGCAGGACCTGCGGGTTGTTTTTGATTCCAGTTACAATAGAGTTACATACAAGTGGGGCTCAAGTTCCTGGCCTCCCTCAAAGCCCAAGGACGGGCTTTCCCTTAAATATTCCCGAACGGGAACTTTAAGTAAGTTATCGACGAAAATTTGTGGATTATTCCCACCTGCACCGCCAAAGTAAAAGTGCGGGCCAGTCGGGATATCTCTTGCCTAGGTGACTGGCTCACCATGGGGCTCGGCCGCCGCACCATATCTTATAAGTATAATATCTTTTTATACGTTTACGTATGCAGGTGCTAAGCCTGTTACTTCCAATACCATCGAGACGTCTTGTTCAAACTCTCTCGAAGCTTTTCTCTGTAATACTGAAGATCTTCTAATTCAAACCCCCAGTGCTCATAATTCATATCTATAATACCTGGATCTTCGCCGTATTTTATAATGCCCATGAAATAATATCTTCCAATGGGGCAGCGTGGATCTATAGAGACATACCATTCCGGGCCTTTTGCCTTCGCTATTCTAGCGGCATGTTTCCAGTTATCAGGATGGCAAGTAATCTTCATTGCTCCAGGCTATAAACCTGCCACGATTAGTTTTTTAAACTTGAAACCACGTCTATTGCCCATGCCTTCTTTCAAACACCGTTTGATTTCTAACTCATAGGTTTTTTGAATATCGTCCCACTTTTTGGGGTCGTGAATTTGCATATCATAGCCAAGACCGATGTTTAGTTCCACGGGGCCATCGATGCCTCTTTCATGCATTTCATGCTGGGTCGCAAATTCGGCCCTGATTGCCCACTCAAAATTCGGGTCCACTATTTATCTCCCCCAGTTCTATCACCAGTGTCATTGAGTGCTAAACGCGCGTGTTGTGCCGGAGTCCAGCCCATACCCCTATTATTTCCGTTATCTGCAATGACTTTCAAAGCCTCAGTGAGGACCTTAATTCGATTAAAGA